CTCAATATCAAAAAGTTCTTTGTTGCGAGAGAAATTACGATCTAGTTCTTCCGTTGTTTTTCTTAATGCGTCCAAGCCCCTTTCTTCTTCTTCAACAATACCTTTAGTGGAATTTGCAATCGCATCAAATATTGCCTGCACTCCAGGTATTAACGCTGCCAATTTAACTATTCCCTTGATTATGATGCCAATTCCGCTAGCAATTAGGTTTAAGATTTTAAACGCTTCTGCCACTCCTTTGAGAATTAAAGTTAACGCAGCTAAGAATGGAGCAGCTAAAATACTAACCAGCCCAGATACCGTTCCGACAACTTCATCCCATACATTTGAAAGTAGATTTAAATTGTTGGTAATATCACCAACAGCCTCCGGCAGAACGCCAGTTTGCTTAAAAGTCTCATTTGCCGCAACGGAAACTGCAGCTTGCGCCTGCCCAGCCTCAGTCAGCCGACGCACCAACCCTCTTGCCTCTTCAGTAACCGTGATGAAAGTGCCCGCTAAGGCATCCATGCTTAGCGAGTTAATTGCATTACCTACAGCCCTAAAGCGAGTAATAAGCTCTTCAGCTTTACCTATAATTGCCGATAATCCAATCTGAAGGCCCATCGCGGCTTGTCCCGCCAGGCCAAACGCTCCAGCTAACGCAGTGCCAAGGCCCCCGCCAATAACTTGTCCCGCTCCACCACCAAATAACAGCGGGAATCCTGTGCCAAGGCCAAACTCACCTGCCTTTTGTAATGCACCAGCTGCCCCACGCTTTTTCCCGCGCCCGCCTGAACTTCCAGGGCCACGTCCAGCATCTGCAAGCTTTTTTCGCTTGCGTAATATACTTTGCTTAACTTTTTCTTGGCGAATTATCTCATTGTTTTTGACAATCTCCTCCGCTTTTATATTTAAAATTCGGTTATTGTCTGCAATGGATGCGGCATCCAAGCCTTTTGATTTTTGCTGCAAGCCTATTAAAGTTCTTTCGAGCTGCAACTCGCCTTTTTTTATTTCTAATATTCGCTTTGTTCGTCCTTCGACAGGTGACGACTGACCACCAAGAATTGAGGAAGCCGGACCAGGGCCTATTGGTCCGGAATGCTGCGTTCCTCCAAAAAACCGTGAACTAGCAGGGAGTCGTGAAGATAAAGCGGTTGGAGAAGCCGGGCCAGGGCCTATTGGCCCATCAAATTCGGTTGTTCCACGAGCCTGACCTGGCCTTAAATATTGACCAGTCATGCTGCCGCCAGGCTGGCGAGCTGACGCAGCAGCAGCGTTGTACTTTTTCAGTTCTCGAGTCGCACCTCCTCTTTTTGCAATTTCTTGGTCAAGCAGTCTGTTTTGGCGTACTTGAACTGCATTAGCCGCAGTAACGGCTGTCACATAATCCCTAATTGCATCAGTTTCGTCCTGAGTGTTTATTCTTGCTTTTCGTAAGGTATCTGAAGCTACTCTGACAGCGTCAGAATATCTTTTTACTGACTGTATGCCTTTGCTAAAAGCATTCTCAATTCCATCAACTTTTTGGTTTAAACTGGTTACTTGTTTTCTTAGCTTATCTAGTTCCGCAACGCCCTTTACGCCAATCTGGATCTCGGTCTTATAAGCCACGAAGGTTCACTACGACAATATCCCCATATTAACGGACTCGACGCTTCGCGTCTTGATACGCCTTCTCCTCTTGCTCCGCTCGATACGTGAAATATGCGTGCCAGCCAAACATCTCTTCGTGTCCCATTCGGGCGCGAAGCTCACCAAGCGTCATCTTCAGCTCTGCCGCTAGGAAAAACTGAAATTGCAGAGAAGGATCCTTCTTTATCTCACTCTGCAGTGCTTTTCATGTCGCTTTCCGCGTCCTCACTATCGTCCGAAAGCACAGCAAGCATCAAAACTTGCAGATCTTTGTCCTTGACCTCGTTCTTTAGAACGTCAATTTCGCCAAACTTAAATAAAGGCTGACCAGTCTCGTCTTTAGCTTTGTTGATCAACAACTGGAGCGCAAAAGCTGTTGCATCATCAGACTTTGCTTGCTTCTGAGCACGCTCACGTTCTGCCATCGTCAGCGGTGCTACCCACATCTCAAATACTGAACCATCTGAAAGTTCAACTTCCTTTTTTGCAGGTTCTAGATTCGCGGCTTTGCGTAAACGGTCAATTGCACGAAGAGCTGCAGCCATTTCAATGATTGTTTTATAGCTTTAGTGTAGCAGTTGAAAACAAAAAATAAAAAACCCCGGCGAACCGGGGCGTTATATTCTCCGAATAATCGACTATCAGGACTTGCTGAGGTCGAAGGTAGGAGCAGCACTAGGACGGAAAGCAATTTCTACGCTTTGTCCATCGTCTGGGTTCACGTTCAAGCTGGCTGAAGTCAAGATGACTGGAACCTCAATCGAACGGCTTTTTGTGTCGTCTGGCGTTCCAGAAGACAAAATTTGGTCGATGTAAAGCTTCATCGTTGCACCGTTTTGCTCACGCTTGATCACGTCTTCAATTAGACGGCTGGATAGCGTGGTGTCGTCATCGGTCGTGTAAACCGTGGCAGAACCCGATCCATCAGCAAATCCAGGGATATAAGCCCGGAAAGGTGCTGTGCCGGAAACCGTTTGACCAATAGTGGTCACATCGATCTCAGAACGAGTGATCTCAAAGCTCCACTCTCGGACCTGGCCGACTGACTCTGCAGCGGTGTAAGCGATGCTTGCCGTGCCAGTGCCAAATGCTGTTGGTGCAGCAGAAGCAGATAAAGCTGTACCACCTGCTGTTGCACTGACGGTCATAATGCCAGTTGCCTCAACGTAAGTCTTGACAAAGACAGCGCCTGCAGCAATTGCTCCGGTGGTGCCCGCACCAGATGGATACGCAAGAGTTACTGGATCGTTAACCTTGAAACCCAGGAAAGTACCAACAGTGATGTCACTTCCACTGGCAGGGAAAGCACTAATCGCCAACGTGGTAACTGATGTACCAGCTGGCTTGTAATACAGGGCGCCGGAGGTGCCCGAAAGGACGGTGGCCATAAGGAAAGCCTATTTGTTTTGGGTGTACGCGGGCACAGCCCGGCTGTCAACAGTTTAGCTCAAGCCTTCAATTAAGAAATCACTTGAGCTACAAAACTGGTGTCGATTCTAGAAGTGAAGAATGGGGCAAGTGCTAAACGAGATTCAGTAGCGCCCGTTCCAGTGCCAAAGGTCGGCCCGTTCAACGCTCCAATGCGGATGTAAATACCGCTACTGGCCTTGGCTTGATCATTCAATGCCCGCAAAGCTGTGACTGCTGTATCGATCAATGTTTGATTACGGGCAGGGCCTTTCCCTTTCTCTGTATAAGCACGAATAACAATTGTGCCTCTGATGTAATCACTTTGCGTCGTTAGCGTTGTTTCGGTAGTAAGGCCAAACTGCAAATTGACGTGAACAAACTCAGTATCAGCGTCTGAAACTGTATTAAAGGTGTTGTCAAAATAAATTGGAACGGCAGGACTTAGTGCGCCGTATGCCGTGTAAAGGTCTGATTCAAATTCAGCTCGAATGCCTTGATAATTCATCGTCTAAATCCTTTGAAACCTCGGCTATAAGCGCGTTTTACTGCCTCATCAGCCTTGCCGCTACCTTGATAATGGGAAAACCAGTCCAGTGGTGCGCTGCTGGAATTGCCAGCTCCTGGCCCAGTAGGCCCAGCAGCAGAAAGATCTCCTCTGACCGCACCAACGGGTCTGACACCATATTTGCGACCAAATTTAGTCGAAGCCTTTAAGGCAGGAACTTTACCTGGAACGTATGGAGCTAGATCAGTCGCTTGGTCGGCATAACTCGCGGAATTACCTACCGTAAATAGCCTTTTCGCTCCAGACGCACCAAACAACCTATTGGAAAGTGCTGTTGCAACCTGGAAACCACTAATCTTTGGCGCTTCAACAGGCATCGCTTGCCCAGGAGTACCTTGACCACCAGCTTTTGTGCCGTCTGGTGTCTCGATATACCAAGAGTTTCTGAATTTTCCGGTCCATGCAGGACTTAAATCTTGCAAGTCTTTGACGATTTCTTCCGCAGCCCTCGCACGACCATTAAAAGTTAAGTTGACCGTTAATCGATCAAGATCTTGGAGCAATCCCTTTAGATCGTTTTTAGCCATTACTGCGGCCTCAAAATTAAGTTGTGCATGACTGCCTCATCGCCACGATAAGACTCCACATCAACAATTCGACCTTCACGCATTGACCCAGCTTCCGTATAACGCACTCGGTCACGAACGTTTGGATAATAATTGCCTAGCTCATCATTGCCAATAATGACCTTAATATCATTAGTCTGATAGTCACCATTAAGCTCTTTTGGATTTAACCTCAAGATCACGCCTTTCAGTGCAACACTGGTTTCTGTGCCGCTAATTGTTCCAGTTGCTGGATCGTAAACCTCAGACGTTGCAGCTTTTACATAGGTCATGTCCAGGCCCCACTGGTTCAACAGTGTTGCTGGAATCTTGCCAAAAACATCATCAATAAGTGCCATCTCAACCCCTCACCATACGAACTTGATAAGAGCCAGAACCTCCAAGGCAATAAGCACCAAGATAAGACTGCAACCAAGGGTAAACGTCGAATACGTTATTAACAGTTCCGGTAGCCTGGCTATCAGTGTTGTATTTGACTTTGAGGTCTCCAAGTTCGACTTCTTCGTATAACCCCTTATCGCCGGTATTCCCTGTAATTGAGTCCGTGTCATTTGCTAATGCCCGTGCCAACTCAAACGCAGCGTACTTAATGTCTGCAGGAATAGCACTGCAAGTTAACTCACCTCGATCAACGTGATAATTGTTGCGAGGCCAGCTCAAAGCTTGGCTTGAATCGCAACGATCACCATAAAAATTCAACGTGTCTATCCAACGGGTCGCTGAGATCAAAGCACGTTTTTTGTTGTCATCTTGTTTGTTGTCCCACTGCGTTGAGCTTGGGACGGTTTCAAAATACGCATCTGCCTCTGCCAACGTCACATAGCTGTTGGCTGTTGCGCTTTGGAGTGTGGCGTCGATCGTGGCAGCCATAAGGCAAAAAGAAGGTGGCCCCACCTAATGGTAGGGCCTTTGCTCTGATCAAGATCAGATGGTGCTGGTATCCAGCGGAGAGTTGACAGTCAACTGAACCATAGGGATCAGGTCGATGTCATAAGTGGCGGCCCACTTGTTAGCGGTAGCCAGGTTGGCGTTGGTGGGGTTGTCACCAGCGTCAGACCACTTAGTTCCCATCAC